GACATTGACCGACTACAATGCGGGAGTCACTCTATCAACTATTGAGACTGATGAGGTAACCGTCGGAAACGGAGGATATGCAAGATTGACTTATACATATACTGCTGCGGATCTATTAAGTTATGCAAATGGACAACCATTAGCGGACAAAGTGGCTACGTTTGTTCATGATGGATCTTCAACTGATATAACGTTTAACCATGTAGTCCTTTTGCGTGATGTAAGCGGAACTGTTTCAGTTGTTGGCTTTCAAAAATTGTCTGAAGTAATCACACTGACAAACGGTAATTCTGCTCAAATTAATGTTGGTGTTTTACATGGAGTAGCATAATGGATCTCCCTAGCAAGTTAAATGAAACTTCAAACTTAAGCCGTTTAAATGCTGTTGATGCAGCTTACAAAGGAAGTCCATATGCTGGTACAAACTTTAATGCAAAATGGCAGGGCTATGATACAGATGGAAACCCACTTGTAAAATATCAAGGAGACACTTATACCGCAAAACAATTGTCAATGCATTCTATTGTAGGAAACACTCCGGTTGTATTGCGTGTTGCGAGAGGCGTAAGATTTGTAAACTTTTAAAATGCCTACACTTTTTGAATTAGTAAAGGCATTTGCTGAGCAATCAAGACAACAGTTGCTTGAGCAGGCAAAAAATCAGCAAAATGAGTTGACAAGACCCGTTACATTCATAGGATATGACGCCGACGGCAACGCAATCGTAAAAGACAGAGGAGAGATTAAAACAGTTGTAGATCATGGCAATACCTCTAGAACTAAAGGAGAAATATTTATATATGACGAGGCAGCGACAGTTGAGTATAAAAGAAGAAAAAAACCCCAAGAACAACAAATTATATCTTTATCTCCTATAAAACCAAAACCAGCCCGTAAAAAAATACTCAGCAGATCATCGATTGAAGACGCAGAAGTAGCTGAGTTTGAGCTAAGACTTCTTGAAATCGGGCTTGTTCATACTGCTGAAGTAAGATATTCATGGAATAATGGTACAGATTTAGACACAACAACTTGGATAGGCACCGTAAATAGCAGTCCGGCTAACGATGGTCCAGTTGGATGGGCTCATGGCAGTTCAAGCACTTATATGGTTTGGTCAGGAGATGACACATCATCAAACGGATTGGAAGTAGTGACTGTAGATGGTGCCAAATTGTATGAAGACCTTGGTGAATTCTCTAAAATAATTACAATGCAAGGAAATGGAAATTGGTATAACACAGCAGGCACATCAGCTGAAGTCGAAGTAATCACTAAGCGTATAGATGGATCAACGATTCAATCACAGTCTTGGACGGCACCATTAACACTTTTCGAAAGAGGTGGCACAGGCACAATGATAGGAAAATTCACGATTGACCTTGGGAGCGGAGAGATTATTCGCACCTATCCTTGACAAGTCTGTAAGTATTGAGCCAGGAATACTAGTGCAGTCTAAACGCAATTGAAGTGTCACTGCAAATCAGACGAGGTACTTCTGCAGATGTCCAGTCAGAAAGTCTGATCCCGTTGGCAGGTGAACCGATCTATTTGACTGATACAAATTCACTATATATAGGTGACGGATCAACCCTAGGCGGTAATGTTGTTGGTGGATCAAATGAACTTAGTGGATTAAATTCTGTACATCTTAGCTCAGAAGACTTCAGCACAATTCAAAGTTTTTCGATTACAACCAATGTTGTAGAGGTCACTACAACTATAAATCATAATTTTGGTGTAAACGATGAGGTTATAATTTCTGGTGCTAGCAGTACTCTTTTAAATGGTTCCCATACAGTAACTACTATCCCGACGGGATCACAATTTACATTTATTCTGACCAATGCCGACGTAGCGAGCACTGTCAGTACGGGTTCTGTAAGTCTTTTGCTTAAAAACAATAGCGTATTGGCTTATGATACCACTAACGCCAGGTGGGAAGATAAGGAATTTACTGACTTAAACATTACTCTTGACAAAATTAACAATATTGATTCTTTTAATAAAACTCTTTCTGGATACGCTAATCCTGATATTGGCAAAATTATAAGATATGATTACGATTTGAACTGGAGTGTTAAGAGACCAGGAGAAACAATAACTAATCCAGCTGATCAAGGTTACATTGGAATTGATTTTGATTACGGTATTACAGGCAGTATTTATACTGCAAATAGCTCTTTATGGACAGAGAATGAGAACAATAGCACTGGTGTATTAGCCTCTAGCGTTAGCGCAATTCCATCACTACCTTACGGAGATGGTGCTGTAGATGGTAATAGTTTGAGGTATACTCCGACAAATGCATTTACTGATTCCCAAGACTTTACTTTAGACTTTTGGTTTTACCGTCCAACTGGTGTAAGTAACTGGGACGAAGGAATGTCGTTTTTAAACAGTGGCGCTTACACAGCCTTTCAACCTTTAATTGCAGGGAATGCTTTAATTTTAAAATCGAATGTCCTCACTAATGGTACGGCGACTAACTTCTTGTCTAACGTAATTTCATGGGAGGCTGCAACTTTAAGCAGCAGCTTGGATGACGAATGGATTCATGTAGCGGTAGTAAGAAAAGGCACTGACTTTCGTGCTTGGATTAATGGAGTAGACAAAGGCACGGGAACACTTCAAGGAAGTTACACAACCGCCCATGATTTTAAGTTTAGCAATTTTGCTGAGTTCATGGCGATCGGGTCTAATTTCCCTGTTGAAAACATTCCGGTAGGCCCTTTATTTGTTGACCTTCAAAAAGCTCACTACGATCCAGCTGGAGGAGATATTTTTGTACCAAAAGAACGTGTAGATTTTTATAATTTAAAGTCAGGAGTAAAACTAGAGGAATGCTTAGACGTATGTGCGTATGAACTTACAGATGGAGACGGATTGACGTGGCATCAAAACAAATGGATGCCTGGGCGTCCAGTATATACTAAGTATAAATTTAATTTGGCAGCCGCGCCTACAGCTACTGTTTCAAACTCTGACACAGTTGGATCACCTTCAAGCCTTGGCAGCTGGTCAGAAGTTACGTTTGCAAATTATGCTACAAATGGCAATGTTGGGCCTGCTAGTGTAAATGAAGATCCAAATTTGACTATAACAAAAGGCGGTTCTGCGATCTTTAGTGCTTTTCCAAAAGGAACTTATAGAATTGATTTAATTGCAGAAATTACACTTAACAACTTGGCTGTAAATTCTTACTACTCTCATTCTGTAGAAATTAATTGCAGTTACTTCTCGCGAGATCTTGGATCATCAACCTCTAAAACTTTATTCTCTACCAATAGTACAAATGTCCCACCTGCGCCAGTCGTGCAAACTGTTGAGATGTCAAATGTAGTTAATTTTAGGGATGGGTCTAGTGTAGGTAATACGCTGCAAATTTTATTAGATGGCGACCAAAGTGATCAATTTTATGTCAGTGACGCACTTTTAACTATAACAAAAATTAGTTGATAGGAACACTAGCCCGTCTATTTAGGGAGTGATTCCCTTTTATCATGTCTGAAGAAAACACCAAAGCCTCCGAGATGGAGACTGGCGGCCAAGAACTTACACCACAGGTCAGTGCTGAGGATAAATCTCAGTACAGTCCAGATGAGGTCGCCAATCTCGTTAAAGCACTACGTTCTGAACGTGAAGCTCGTAAAACTTATGAGCGTCAATACAAAGATAAAGAACAGCAACTTTTAAAACTAAAAGATGTTGATTTAGATCGTTACCAACAACTTGAGGCTGATGCAGCCCGCGCGGCTGAGATTGAATCACGTTATGGTGAAACAATTCAAGCCATTGAAGAGAAGTATGGACGGCAAACAGCAGAGGCTGAAGGCAAGGCCAAGCAAGCTGAAACGCAGATTAATGAATTTAAGAAGCGTTATGCTCTTGAAAAGGTATTTACTTCAGCTGGTGGACGAACTGATTCTGCCGACGGCGTATCTTTTTTCGACATGTTCGCAGAACAGATGAGTAAGCGGTTCAGGCAAGAGCCTAACGGCAGTATTACTGTTGTCGATGAGCAAGGCGATCCTATTCTTGATAGCGAATCTGGCAAGCGAATCTCACCTGAAGACTTTGTCAGCAGCTACAAAACACATCCTGTCTACGGCACTTTCTTCAAAGGAGTCAAGGGTTCAGGTGCTGGATTGAACTATGCCGGGACAGATGCAAACGGAATGCCAGTAGAAGATTTATCGTCATTGTCTAGGGAAGAATTATTCCTTAAGGCATTCGGATAAATGTTTTGCCCCGAAAGGGGCTTTTTTATTGGGAAGAATAGAAGTTTCGGAATTATATGTTAGAAAGCACCCGGTTTTGACTGGCCGTGATGGTTAGCAGGCAGGGTGTTCGAGTTAGGGCGTGATGCTCTGGACACGTTTCACCTTTCCTCCATTAACCACAGGAGTTTAATTCTAATGGCTTTAAATCTATCCGAGGCTAAAAAGCACTCTCGGAATCCACAAGAACTGGCAGTTGTCACAGAACTGGCTGCTGGTCCTCTGCTATCTGTTCTCCCTTTCCGCGACATTCAAGGCAACGGCCTTTTCTGGAAGCGTGAAGAGAGCCTCGGAGACGTGGGTTTCCGTAACTACAACGCTAACTACACCGAAAGCTACGCTGAGGTAAGTCAGCAGTCTGAAAGCCTTCGTCTGTTCGGCGGAGACATCAAAATTGACCGCGCAATCCTTGATCTAGAAGGTGGCGAGTCACGCGCTTATCAGGTTCAATCCAAGACCCGCGCAATGCGTCTTTCTTGGGAATCCCTGTTCATCAATGGCGACTCTAACCAGTCTCCTTCTGAGTTTGATGGCTTGGCTGCTCGCATGCCGGCGGCTGATCACGCAACTAATTCACAAGTTATTCGTAACGCTTCTAGCGCCGCGACTCTTGACTTAGGTGCTCTTGATGAAGCAATCGACTCTGTTGATGCACAAGGCGGTACTAAGTACTTGGTTATGTCCAAGTCTGCACGTCGTGCTTTGACAACTAAGGCCCGTGCCTCTGCTCAGATCGACATTGCTCGTAACGAGTTTGGCTATCAGCAGATGGTTTATGCCGGTCTGCCTGTCATCGAGCTTGATCGTGACCACCAGAACGCTGCAATCCTTGATTCCACCCCTGCTGATCAATCGATCTATGTGGTGACCTTCGGCAATGACTTGCTGACTGGTATCCAGAACGGTGGCATCCAGGTTCGTGACTTGGGCGAAAGCACTGCTTCTCCTCAAATCATCGTTCGTGTTGAGTGGTATTGCGGACTGGCTATGGTTAATGGCCGTGCTGCAGCTCGCCTGACCAACGTTAACGCAACTGTCTGATTCTTCCTTCTTATAATCAGCGAAACTGAGGGGCTTCGGCCCCTTTTTTTTATGTAATTGGGAACCTATTACAGACCAAGTTGCTAACAGTTGAGCACTAGGTTTTTAAAATTTTTAGGTAATTATTATGGCTGCACGTTCTACGGGAATGTTCCCCCGCGAAAAGTTTGACATTGACGCTAACTTTCTTGTCACTGCAAGTGACACGACCCCTGGCGTAACTCTTGCTAACATCAAGACCATCCGCGTTGGTCTTGTTAACACGACGATCACTGGTGACGCTACTGTTGTTTTCAACATTGGCGGCCAAGACGTTACTTTCACTGCTAACGATTTCGACAAAAATGGCACTGCTATTGCTCACCTCCGTGGTGCTTTGTGTGATGCAGACAACCTCGTCAAGTACACAGCCACTGCTGGTTCCGGTACGGTTTCGGTAGGCACTGCTTTCCTCGATACAGTCGATAACGTCGGTTGATTTAACAACATACGGAATAATAAGGGTGGCTAAGGTCACCCTTTTTTTGTTATGCATTTATCAAAGCTTCCCACAATCTTCGTTAAGGGTGGCGAAGAGCGCAAAGCGTTTTTTACTATCCAAGCAAAAGAGCTTATTGCTGCCGGATGGGTAGAGAAAGGAACTGAAGAAAAAGTTGCTGAGCCTGTTGCTGAAGTAAAAGAAGAACCAAAAGTTGTTGTTGAAAAGCCTAAAGCTGAAGAGAAGCCTAAAGCACGTCGCGTTACAAAAAAGAAAGTTGAAGAATCATGAACGATGAAGTTCTTTATGTGAAAGGCCCAAGATATCTTGACGGTGTTAATCTTGACGCCGACATTATTTCAGCTGAACCAAAGATCATTCGCCGGCAGGTAAGTGATCCTGTAAATGACGGAAGTCTTGGTAAACCTACATATGTTCCAGGTTCAAAGAACCTAGACGGCACACCTCTTTAATAAAAGCGGAAGACTACAAAGAACTGCGTGGGCAAGTAATGGCAATGCCTCTTTCTATTGCCAAAAGTCTTGGCAAGTCTAAAGCTAAGAAGAGCAAAGTAATTAGTGAATATGGCGGCAAGGCATCGCCTATCAAGAAAAAGCCTTTTAATGGTGCAACCAATCGCTTAAGGAGGAAAAAGAGTGGCCGCTAAAGGACGCACCGCTAAATTTTACGCTAGTAATCCTGAAGCGTATAAGAAGAAACTTGCTTATGATAAAAAACGGAACGAGAGACCAGAACAAAAGAAATATCGGGCGGAACTAGCTAGAGAACGCAGAGCTAGAGGCATCATGGGGAAAGGTGGTAAAGACGTAAGTCATACTGCTGACGGCAAGTTCAAATTGGAAAGCCCTAAAACCAACCGAGCAAGAAATGGCCACGGGAAGAATAGCAAGGTTGCTTCAGGTAAAGGCACTAAGAAATCTAAGCGGTAGGCAGACTAGCCTAGTCATTTAGTGCAATGGCGGTAAGGATAACCTCTGCAGAATCAATCAAGCAGGCTATTCTTGCTGATGTTTTACTGCGTGAAATATTTGTCAAAGTAGAAGTTAATCAGACTGGTTTAGCACCTATTGCTTTAGGACCAAGTATTGGTATTCTTGGAATTCCTTTAATTAGTGATTTTGAAGCTACTTGGAAGCTTTCAATCATTGGTTTAACTAATTTAGAATCTAAGCAAGTAGCAGATTCGCTTGAGAGAATATTTATTGG